ACCAATATTTGTTTCATTATAACATTTTGTGTATTGCTATTCCAAAACCAGATATCAGCTCCTAATGTAGAACTGAATCCACCATTTATTTCTTGTTTAGTTAGATAGTCATTAAGGTTTATAGATGATTCTACATACTCACCATCAACACCTGCGATAACTTGGTCACCATGCCTATGGTCTACATTTGTTCCTGTCCAAGAACCATCTGTAAAGTTCGGACTTAGTAAGTTGTCTGTTGTCTGGTCGTATGCTTGAACTGCCCACACCATCAAGAATAGAATTAATAATAAGTAAAAATATTTAATCATCTCCGTACAGGTCCTCATAACTAGTATCTATCTTTTTAAATACTGGTTTACCTGAATCTATAAGTTCTCTTTTTCTTAGCTTCTCAATATACTTTTCATAGTCTGGTCGTTCTATATCATACTTCTTCCATTGTACTTGAGCTGCTTCTCCAATCTTTCCTTCAAATGGACATGGTGTACCTGCATTTTCCATAGCTGAGAATACTCTGTCATCCTGACAAAGAATTGCGATTGATGCAACTCGCATATTATAATCATAAAGAAGCTTTGATAGTTTCATTCTTTCACAATTTTGGTCTGTAACATAAGTACCCCCAGCTACACCGAAGCCTGTCACTTGCACACTTCCTGACAGACCTACGATACAAAGGTCTTGCGAATAGCTACTCATGCTAGGTGCTATTGCTGCATTAACTGGTATCTGATGTGTTTTAGTGCTATTAGTAGTTGTGTTAGTGGTGGTGTTGGTCTGTCCACCTGAATAGCTGTTAGTTGTGTTTGATGTATAGCCACCACTAATGCTAGTGTTCGAGCCACTAGTATTGTTTTGTGTTACAGTTGCATTTGCTGAAGCTCCAATAATAATTAAAATTAATATTAAACCTAATACTAATAAGCTACTCTTCATTTCTTATTTTATTAAGTTCTTCAGCTAGAGAATCGTTCTCCTTATTTTGGATTCTGTATTTCCAATCTTTAATTTTTTGTTCTTTCTTTTTTTCATGTTCAAGTATTGCTACTTTATCTTTTAAGCTAGAGACTTGCTGTTCTAATTTGCCTACTTTTCGCTTTTGCATATAATCTTGCAGAGCAGCAAATCCCTTGCTTAATAAACTTGTTACTAAAGAAGAAAGAATCTTGCTTATCATTAATCTTTCTTCTCTTTTAGTATCATAGAAATTACAGCAGCTACAGATGCTAGTGCTGTAGAAATTGTAGTCCATTGTTCTGAACTTACACCAAAAGCTATCATGATTGCAGATAGTCCTGCATAAGTTGATGGCTCTTTTAATCTATCTAGTATTGTCCACATACATACTCTCCTTTATATAAATTTTACCTACTCTTGCCAAAAAACTAAAGACATAGGAAATTCTTCATCACCACTCTGTTGAGTTGTGCTGTTTCTGCCTTTATACTGCACATAAGTGCTTGCCATAGTATAAAGTGTAATGTTTCGCATTCTGTTATCGCCTTGCCCACCACCTGCTAAAAAGCCCCAAGTAGCTCCATAATATCCAGAGAAAACAATTGAAAAGTTTGCTTGATATTTACCAAAGCCTATATCTGATACAGAAGTTATATTGTATTGACTGCCTACCATTGTAGCGGCAGCATCATGGTTAACCCAAGCTCTTGGTATATTGGTAATTGTTGGTGCAGTAGCATCTTGATTTGCAAATGATTTAAAGTTAGACATAAGCAAATTCATTTTGCTTGATGTTAAAATTTCACCACTAGAAAAAGACAAAGCTGTAAAAGCCATTATGAAACTCCCGTTTCGTTTCTTTCAAAGAATACTGCCGTTGCACTAATTGGCACATTATAAGAATCTTGTGTGTTGTTAAAAAAATGATGCATAACAGGAAAGAAAGTATAAGGTGCTGTACCAATGTTAAAGAAAGGCATAGAAAAAACAAATTGATTGTCGGATTGTGTAGTATCATGAGCATTTCCTAGTGCATATATAGAAGGTAAATTCACAGAGTTTACTGTAACCATTGAATATGTGAATGTAAAATTAATGTTATATGAGCCTGCAAAGTTTTGAGTTACAGAACTAACTCCATCTGAAAAGTTTATAGTTGTTCCTGAATAATTTACTATTGCTTTTGCTCTGTTAAATGTTGCAGTTACACCTGTCTCTTTATTTGCAAATGCAGTAAAGTTAGATTGCACTGCTGACATTGCACTATCTGTTAATGTGTCTCCAAACTGAAACGATACATTCTCAAAGCCCATCTGTTGCCCATGTCATTACAACTCCAGCTTCAGCTAAGAACGGGTCAGTATCGCCTGGTTCTGATGCTCTAGCATAGACTGTAATGCTTCCTCCTGATTTTGATTGACATGCGAATTGATAGTTTTCACTAGCTTCTCCGCCATCTTTTGCCATTTGAAAATTAGCACAATAATCTCTAGTGCTATAAGAATTAGTCCAATTAATTTGATATGTTCCATAAGCTGCATATATAACTGAAGATACACCAACACTCATAAATTGATGCATTGCTCCAAGTCCACTAAAATAGCAAACCTTAATGCCTTGTCCAAACAAGTTATATTCTGATGAATCTCCTTGTGCTATAGCATCAAAATTGCCTTGTAGCTGATTCAATTGAGTAGATGTGAGTTTAGCTCCAAAAGCAAAATTTATATCTGTAAATGCCATGAGATTATGCTAACACAGACACAGTGTTATTCAAAGTTCCTAAATCTGGGTCATCTAACTCGAATACTGTAACATTGGATATTGCTATTCCATGACCAACTGATAAGTCTAATGTCATTGTGTTGTTTTCTATATCGATAGTATTACCAATTAAAGTATATGGTTGGTCGGTCAATCCTATTTCTTCAATATTTACATAGAACAAATCACCTAATTGTTGTTGCATATATTTGAGTGGTGTTTTAACAGTTAATGCTACTTCTGGCTCTTTTCTTCTGAATACAATTCTATCACCTAAGTTTGCTGCTCCTGCTGTATCTACATACCAAATAAGATTAGATGTTGGTTGTTTTCTAATTACATTGTAAGAGTTTATAGATGCTGTGTTATCTCTAGTTACTGTTGATGCTGGTCCAATAACAGCATTAGACTGAACACTAAATGATATAGGTACACTGTATCTGTTACACATATCATAGGCATCACCTTTAGCTTCAAACGAGATAATATCGCTACCAGAAACAACTGCACTGAAGCTATTAGAGCCTACTAAGTTTCTTCTAAAGTAAACCTTGTTATTTGCTTCTACATAAATTGCTGAATCAGTTATCTCAGCTATACCTTGTAATGCCTGAACATAGTTTGTACCATACGGGAAGAATCCTTGTACGACTATTGATTCTGAGCCAAATGTGTTCTTCCATTGTACCCATGATTCATAATCTATATTTGCATTAGAGGCATCAGTAGTGCTATCAAGTCCTGCACCATAAGAGTTAGTGGTTAAAATATCGAAAGTTAAATCAGCAGGATTCCAATTAGAGTTTATAAAACTTGCACCTTGCTGTGATGTAGTATCTGTAGATACAAACACTTGAGACAATATGTCCATTTGATTTTTAAAGTTTAGTCTTACAGTAGAATTGTTATAATTAGCATTAATAAGAAAACCTTTACCAACACATCCGAAATCAACATGAGATGGATTAAATTGATAACCGAATGATAACTCACCTGAGCTTCTAAAATTGGTTCTGTTTTGAATTACATCGTTCATAATTTGTGATGCATTTTCAAGTGTGATAGTAAATGGTTTACCAACAACATCTGCATAAGCTTTTGAGATTGCGGGGAATCTGGTAACCCTATCACTAAATACTGAATCATTAAATGTAAACTGTTTTACTATTGAACGAGGATTTGTTGACTGTTGCTCATTTAAGAAGAATGGTGTTAGTTCGTGTCCTAATCTGCATTTGCTTTCTACAATAGTTCCTACTATCATAGAGCCAACTTCTGTTTCTAAATCTACTCCAGTAGGTAAAGCACCACGACTAAATGCCAAACTCCCAACTGCTGTTTCAAAATCAACACCATTTAATACGATATCTTCAGATGTTGTTAAGAATAATGAGAATGAGCCAACTGAAGTTTCAAAGTCTACACCTGTTGGACTTAGTCCTTCAAAAGATGTTGCAAGTGTAAAGCTACCAACTGTAGTTTCAAAATCTACACCATCTGGCAGTAATCCAGCGACACCAATTAATCCATAATTGTTATAAGGATTTTTATGCCAGTAACCTAGTTTTACAGTTTTATGTTCTTTTGGAAGATTGTAATAGTGTCCAAACTCCTCTAATCCAGGAGTTCGCTGCTTCTTATCCTTTGGTATTAAATGATAAGTTGATTGAGCTCTATATGTACCAATGAAACTTCCAAGCATAGTTTAATTATATACTATGATTTAGAATTGTGTTATTTCAAAAGGGATAGTTGGGAATGTTCCAGAACTACCTACTACTGTTATGCTAAAACCTTTGTTTGTATGCATTGGTGGTTGAAAGAACATTGGTTCAGTTTGAGCACCAGAGAAATTATCTTGGGTTACAGTAATATTGCCAGAAGCTACGATTGTGCAGTTGTTAACATTAATATTTATATTAGCTCCAGATACCATTGGAGTTAAATCTATTAGTGCAGAATAGATACCTGCTGTTGCAGTAGAAAAAACTGTTGTTGTTCCACCTACTGATGATACTGCGAAAGCTCCTGTTGCTACTACTGTTTGTGCCATTACTTATCTCCTAAATCATTATCCCATATAACCTTTAATTCTTCAACTGTAGAAGCTGAATCAATCTCTGGCTTAGATGGGAAATCTCTTAATTTATTTTTAGTTGCTACTATTGCAGAAGTATCTTCTCCTGCTTCTTGTGCTCTCATATATTGAATATCTAATTCTTCAAGTTTTGGTTTTCTAGCCATTCTTATTTTATCTCTCCAGACATCTCGGGCTTTTTCCATATCTATTGTTGGATTCATGTCTGCATCACAAGACCAAGCATTTCTAAATTCATTATCAAGTGAATCAAGGTCAGTATTTTCTATAATTCTTGCACCTTCTGGACAATCTTTTGCAGCTATTTCTTGAACTGTTAGTCCACAGTTTTCTGCTGGTACACATACTGCCATGATTCCGTTCTCTTGATTATAAATAATAACTTTACTCATACTTAACTCGGTTTAGGATATGTAGATTTTACACTAGCAATGTGGTCTTTCCAAGTTGTTGTACCATCAACACTATCGTGATACTGCATATCAAGTTGTTCTTCAAGTGGTTTATATGCTTTTGCTCTATCTCTTTGATATTGCTTTGCATCATAATCTGCTTGAAGCTCTGCTTGTTTTGCAGTTATCTGGTCATTGGTAATATCATTTGGATTACCATCATGCCATGTAATACCATCCAAACTTTCGCCATTTACACTTACTTGTGCATTTGGGTCTAAAGCTAAAATTGCTGATATTATATCTGCCATAATTTATCTCCTTTTATCCTGCTATCTCCATAACTGTTATTGTAGAAGCTCCTCTGCCAGTATAAGCTGCATCTGCATCTGCAATTGTTCTATTAATTGAAGCACTTCTTCCACTAGCATAAATTCTTGCTTGTAATTTATAAGTTGTTGCACTTGTTGTGCTAGGTGAATCTACAAAGTTCATACTCATTGCTGCTATTTTGTCATTATTTGCAGATTGGATATCACCACCAACAGTACATCTCACTCTGTTTACACCACCATCATCACCAATACAAATTGCTGTGCTATCTCTCATAAGTCTAAAGAAAAATAATTCAGTTCCACTCATTTGAGTATCAACTTTTATAAAAATTTTACTGCTTGTTGCACTTGGTGTTATAGCTACAGATAAACCAGTAACATCAACGAAAGTATCTGCTGTGCTTGTAACAAATGTATCTGTTTTTGTAGCTGTAACAACCTGTAAAATTTTACCTGCTGTGATTGTTTCTGAAGCACCTAAGTCTATTAATGTGCCATTTACAGTAAGACTATCATTTTGTAATTTTACATTAGTAACAGCAGCATCAACTAATTTAGCTGTTGTTATTGTTCCATCTTCTATTCTACTTATTCTTCCTGCTACTGGCATTATCCTGCTATCTCCATTAATGTTAAAGTTGTTGCACCTGTAAAACCTGTGTTTAAACCTCTACGATTAATATACATTGTTGCATTAGCTGTAACTACTTTTAATTTATAAGTCAATTCAGATGTGCTAGATGGGCTATCTATATATGTTCCAGTCATAGACATCATTGCATTATTATTAGTAGAGCCACCTGTATTGATAAGAGCAGATGTGATTCCAGCACTTGGCAATCTAGTAGAATCTCTCTCTACAAAAAATGAAGCATCACCATCTGAAGCATTTGTAAAAGGTATAACAGCTTGAACATAAATTTTACTTGAAGTTGAGATTGGAGTTATTGCAGCAGTTAACAAGTCTGCTGCTGTTGCACTACTGTGAGTTGACTGTGTGGTATTTACTGCATTTATAACTTGTAATATTTTGCCTGGAGTTGCTAATTTAGAACTTACAATATCTGCACTATCAGCTATTTTAGCATTAGTTACAGCACCATCTGCTAACTCTGCTGATGTTATTACTCCTATTGAACCTGCTACTGCCATTATCTTTGTAACTCCATTAAAACTATTTCACTTTGACAACATCCTGCGAATAAATTATCTCCATCATTATGCGACCTATTTACATAAACTATTCCTGCACTACCAGCTACATAAGCATTTTTGCCTTGTATCTTGTATGTTATTTCATTTAATGTTGCTGGGTTATCTATATAGTGTCTATTCAAACAATGTTGTCTATATTGCATTGAGCCTAATGCTGTGAAAAATCCACCTGCAAAAGCATTAACATTGTTACTGCCACTATTTCCTGTACCACTTCCTATTTCTGTTGAATCTCTTAATAATCTAAAAAATGGGTAAGCATCATTTTGTCCACCACTCCAAATTGTTACATGAATTAATATTTCAGATGTTGCACTTTTTGGTGTGATTCCAGCACTTAATCCAATATCTACATAAGATGAAGTATTGGATGAAGCAAATTTGGTCGTTAATTGTCCTCTTACAACTTGTAAAATTATGCCTTGTTCAATTAGTCCTTGTAATGCCATTTTACACCTTCAGAATGAATGGGTCTGAACTTGGGAAAGTTATAGTAACTGTTCCACCATCTGGAGTTAGTGGAAACCCTGTGCCTTCACTCTGGATAAATAATAGTGGACTTGTAGATGAATCTGCTGTTGACACGAACAATACAACACCATTTACTACTGAGTTAACTGCTACTGTTGCTATATTTAAATTATCTGCATCTAATCTACCAGATGCTACAGCTACATTAGATAATGAACTTGTTCCAATCTGTGCTGCTGTTGGTATATCGCTTAAAAATTCATGTGCAGCAGAAAATGTATAAAGTGTTGTGTTAACAAGGGTAACACCGATAGTTTGTGTTGCTAAATCAACACTTCCGTTTGCTAAAAATTGTCTTGCTGTATCGTAAACATGAGCCATTGTTATATCTTACCTCTTTCTAATTTATTTATCAAACCTCGTAGGTTACACCCATCACACCACATTCAACAGTTATTTCTGAAGTAGGTGATGTAACTCTAATGCTATAACTAGCTGGTAAAACAAAGCAAGGTCTTAAATCTTGATGTTCTGATATAGGGTCAGAAGCTGAATGTTGATGAACATGTAGCTTCATCATTGTATGTTCTAAACTACCACTAGCATCATGTAATGCAACTGTGATTGTGCCACTTGTTTGTGCTGTTGTGAAAGCATCTACATATATTTCTGTGCAATAAAAGTTATTGTTTCCCCAAACTGCTGCTATTGTTGTTGCATTAGTAGCTTGAGCTGTTGATATTTTATATGTTCCTCTGTCTGCAAATCTGCCTTTTTTAGCCATTTAAACCTCTAAATAGTCTCTATTACTATCTCTCCTGAGTAAAATTGCCTAAAATAAGGTGCAATAAACTTATTATAAGGCTCAGAAGTTCCTACTATTCTAACATCAAAATAGCTGTTAGGGTAAGTATCATCTTCTATAAATCTTAAATCTGTTCCTGTGCTAAACCAGGAGTTTACTAATGACACATCAGAAGATGTAACAAATGTAGTTGGTATTTTAAATCTTCTAAATGTAGAAGCAGGTGTAATGTAAGTAAAGAGCTTTCCACCTTTTGTTCTTATGTCTTTTTTATCAAATGTTTTATCAAATGTATATCCATATCCTGCAATATCAGTTAAATCGATATAGCTTGAATTTGGAACTCCTAGTAGCATTGGCATTATCTTGATTCCCTCTGTTTAAGTGTTGTTGTATTACCAGCTTGTCCTAAAGTGTTTAATGCTGGTAAGATTTTTTCTTGTGCTAAGTCTACCCAATATGTTGCGGGTTTGTCCATTAGAGCTTGGTCTATATTTGCTCCAGGCATAATTTCTAATTTTTGTATAACTACTGTACCGCCCATTTGGTCATTTGGAATAATTGTTCCTGGTGTATCTGGCACAAACAGTTCTGGTCCTCTTTCTCCAACAATAGCTGCTTGTCCAACTGGTGGTCTACCGCCATCAGCAAACAATCCACTAATACCTTTTGATATAAAGCTAATCCCTTTTCCAAGTCCACCAAATAATCCACTAAGTCCTTGACCAGCAAACCCTGTACCAAAAGCCATACCTCCAAAGCCTAAAGAAGCCATTATAGCTTTCATAATTAACATTTGTGTAATCATCATCACTATTTGAGATATAACTTGTTTTGCTAATTGTTTAAATAAACTGCTTAAACCATCTTTTAGACTTTTACCTTCCATTACTGTGTCGGCAACTGCATCACCAAACCCACGGGGAAAATCTTCTACAAGTGTTTTGAAAGTTGTTTCTCTAAAGCCTTCACCAAGCTCTCTTAAATTTTCTACGACATCTGCTAAATTTATACCAGTTTTAAGCTTAGACCAAGCTAGATTGTATCGAGCTACTTTTTCCTCGCCTTTTTCAAGTGCATCAATAATTTTTTGAGTTTCGTCTGCTAATTTCTGTTCATTTTTTAAGGCATCTTCGTAAGTGTAATTAAGATTCTCCATTGCCATTTGTCTTGCTTTTTTGGCTCGTTCGTTAATTCTTAATTCTTCTTCGGCAGCAGCATTTAAGTTAGCTAAAACGATAGCAGCATTTTCGATAGCACTTTTATTTTTTCCATAATTGCCAGACAATATTGCAAGAGCACTAGAAAGCTGGCTTATTTTACTTTTAGCTAAATCAAAAAATAGATTGGTGTCTGACAGTTCTTTTTTTGTTTTGCTCATAAAGTTTTGAAGTTTATCAAAAGCAGCATTCAATAATAAGACTGCATTTACAACCAACCTTATGCTCTGTGCAACAACTTCAAATACAGCAGCTATTTGAACATACATGTCATGTAGTCCTGCTGCTACACCTTCATTTTTTTGCATTGTTGCAAAAGCTATTAAGAAAGAATTTCTTATTTGTTGACCCATATCGCCAACAGTCATTTTAGTTCTTGCAAACATTGCATCGATTTTTTCTGTGTTGTTTAAAAGAGCATCCATGATAACTTGTGGTGTTATCTTTCCTTCTCTAGCTAGGTCTTTTAATTGCTCTATTGGATAGCCTGTGGCTCTAGCAATGTCACCTAATAATGCAGGCATAATCTCTTGAATCGCTCTAAATTCATCACCAGCTAACCTACCTGACTGTAAAGCTTGAGATAACTGTAGAACAGCAGAACGAGCTTCGTGTGCTCCTACACCTTGTATTCTCATCATTTTAGATAAGTTTTCTGTGGCAATTGCAACTTGGTCTAAATCATAACCTAGTCTTTTTGTTGCAATTCTCATTCTTGAGAACAGAACTGCTGTATCTTTTAGTGGACTTCTTGTTTGTTTTGCTATAACTTGTAATCTTTGAAAATTAGAATTAAATTCTTCTGTGTTTCTTGATACAACTAAAATTCTGTTATTTAACTGACCTGCATCTTCTGCCATTTTATATAACTGTGTTATGGCAATAATTGCTGCAAAAGCTCTTAATTGTCTTGCAAAACCTGCAATGCTATTACCCATTGCCTTTAGTCGACCAGTTGTTCTTTTAGCTGCCGCACCAACGACTTCAGTGTTCTTTGCAAATCCTTTCTGTGCTGCTGAAGCTTCTTTTGTAGCTGTTCTAATTCTTTCGTATTCGTAAGTTTGTCTTGGTGCTACAGGAGGTAGTATAGGAGTTGCTTTACCAAATGGTTTAGTAGGTCCTTCTACAGGAGGTAATGCTGCTGCTCTTCCTGCACCAGACATTCCTGCATAGGCTAGTTTCTGCTGTTGTAAGGCAGCAGTCTGTGTCCTAATTGCTTTTGTGCTTTGACCAAGTGAAGCTGCTATTCGTTGTTGGCTTTGTTGAAAGCTTTTATATCCACTTATAGCTGTGCTTACAATTCTATTATTATTAGAGAGAGTTGCTCCAAAGTGTTGATAGCCTTTGGCTATAACTTCTGTTTTTCTTGCTAAGTTAGTTAAGGATGCTCCTAATGCTTTTTGGCTTTGGCGATACCTCGCCTCTTGCTGTTGCATTAGTTTAAGTTGTTTTAAGTAGTTAGCATTGCCAGCAGAAAGTTTTTTAAAAGCGGCAGTATACTGTTTAGTGTCTAGGGTTACAAAAAATTTCGCTTCGTTCTTTCTAGCCATTTCGATTCCTTGAGTTTGTCTGCCTAACTCTCTTTACAATTATAGCATACAATTTATCAATTTCATGAGCAGTAAGCTCATAGGTCTGACTTTTTGACCATCCATAATGGTAAGCAAAGAAATCAATTATGTCTAATTCTTTTATTTTTGCTCGAGGGAGCTTGCCCCTAAAAAATGAGCTACCATCTCGTTAAGCACTTTGACATCTTCCATAGAACAATTATCTAAAATCCAATCTACTGTTACTTCGTTTTCTGTTGCTGGTAAAGCTACAGATAAAACTTTAACAATAGTATCAAATGGTGCTTTCTCGCCTAAGTCAGCAAGACTACCGATTTGTTGTTCTAGTTCGTGAATCTGTCTAAGAGTTGCAGGGTTAATGTTAACTTCTTTATCTTTTACAGTGAACTTCATGAGTTTCCTCCTATATTTAATAACTAGCTGATGTGTTTGTTAGTGTTGCTCTTAGTGAGTAGCTTGAAGATACATCGTATTCTCCATTACCTTCATAAGAAGCAGTGATTCTTCCTGGACCACCAACAGGAGAAGCATAAGTTGTATAGTTGCATTGTGGAATATCAAATGTGATTTCATTTGATTCTGCTCCACCAGCACTAATGTTATCTCCAGTGATTGTAAATTGGAATCTTTGTCTTGTTTGAGCTCTAAATGCATTGTATTCAGTTTGTGAAGAGAAGTCTTGGTCTCCAGCTACATTTATAGTTCTAAATCCTGTTCTTTTAACTCTTGAATGAACTTTAGCTCCGTTAAGAGTTGCAATTCCTTCAATTGGATTATCAATTGTGATTGTTGCAGATTCGAAAGCATCTGAAGCTGAACCAGCTACTTGTAATGATGTTTCGTTCCATGTGAATGGGTCTGCTGAAATAAAGCTAGGTGTTGTTGGATTTTGTAGTGATGATGTTCTAGCATGAACTGTTGCAGTAGCATTGATGATTCCACCAGCAGTGATTTCTATTGCAAGTGTGTGAATCATAGCATCTGTGTATTGATAGCTACTTCCAACATTTTTAAATACTGCTACTGTATAAGGTTGTAATGCAAAGTTATCATCGAAGTCATTTTGTCTTGGAATAAACTCATGCTGATAAGCAGAAGTTTGTAATGTTGATGTTGCATTACCAATACAAGCATTTAAGAAGTGTCCTAAATAAATTGGATGTGGTTCAAATACAATATCTCCAGTTACATTGTTTATGCCTTCTAATTGATTAGGTTGGTCATAGATTGCTTTTAAACTTTCTGATTGTAGTTGTTCAATGTTCTCAGTAAGAGATTCAGATACAAACGGAATATACACCCAATTTGATGTTGCTGTTCCAACTGAATTTTGTTTTGATATTGCTAAATGTCCACCAATTCCGTAGCCCATTATTTATCTCCTTCTGAAACTTTAGTTTCTTCTTTTATTTTACTAGCTTTTATAGGTTTTGCAATGCCTTCGGAAACAAGTTGCTCTCCAAGAACATCAGAGACCTCAACTTTCTTTC